GATTACCGAAGGAAGTCCGTCTTGATTGACATACGAAAGAATAAATCCGCTGTCTCCATTTGTTGAACCTGTAAATTCAAACAATTGATTAATCATATTTTCTGGCAACTGAAAGCTTCCCAAGTTTTCGGGATCAATAAAATCATCATTCATAATATATATTACACCAACTACAAAATAACACCAAAAGTTTCGAAAAGTTTTTCATTAACTTCGTCTCCGTCATATATTTCGACAAGTTGTATATCGTTCAATTCGCAGAATTTTAATTTATCCTGATCTCTCTTGAGTTGGTTAATGTAATTGATTTTATTTTTGCCATGAAAGAATGGAACATATTTTGTGTGTTGTTTACCTTGTACTTCTACGGCTATTTTTTTATTAGCATTGTAGAAGTCTAGAGATAACCTAGTTCCTGCAACAGGAAATTCTTCAAACACAATATGATTACTCCAATACTTTTTCAAGAATTGTTTCGCGCTGTACTGTATTTTACTTCTACTCTTCCCGTCCCAATCAATTAAATAATTTTTCGCTTTTTTAACGGTGCGAGTCGCACCCATCAAAGTCTTAAAGCGCATTGGTTAGCTTTTTGAAATCCTCATAAAGAAAGTCTGAAAGTTTTTCGTTTTCCTCTAGAAAATCAATAAGTCTCTGCTCCCCTTGAAATTTTTCATTAATTTCGAATTTTTTATCTAACAGTTCTTTTATTAAATCTTCAGATACAGATATCCATGCTCCCTTTTTTTCAATCAAATTAAATAGATATAGCATATCTAGTATTTCTCGAGCCCTCCATACGGACTTTCCATCCTTTTGACCGTATTTAATTGGATACCTTGCGGTTGATCCAGTTTTTTCGTTTACTGTCTTACGGAATCTAATTTTACAATAATGACCTATTGGTTCACCTTTTTCATCAAGTTTAGTTGCTGTTGGGTTTTTAAAAATCAAATCGGAATTATATCTTTCTTCAAATTCAAGAATAAAGTTTGCATAGTGTTTGATTGCATTTCCTCCCGCCTGTTTTACTTTTGGTCCTCCTCTGGCGGCATATGGGTTTGTTGCAACCTCAACCCTAACTTGACTTGTTAGAATCATTGTGTGCCCCATCTTAGTGATTGGAAGCACCATTTTCTTCAAGAATACTGAAGTGATTAAGGCTCCGCCTGCAACCTGTTCGCTTTCTGCGAATGGTTTATCGATATCTCCAATCCTACATAAAGCGTCAACACTATCGATAATAAACATGTATCTCTTGTCATCTTCGTTTTGAAAGACAAGTTCTCGAATTAACTCGAATACTTTTTCAAAAATGTTGCAATCAAAGCAAAAAAACTTTTCTGGATCTGTATCAATGCCTGATCTTTCAATCATTTCTGGACTAAAACGACCTTCGCTTTTGATGTAAATGATCATTCCTTTTTTGCCAAAATGTTTTTGAAAGTTTCTAGCAAAAGCCATAGCGCAACTTGTTTTTCCACCTTCGTTAATTCCCGTAAATCTATGTGCCCCGCTCGGCAACCCACCGCCAAGGGCTATGTCTAAATTTAAGCTTCCACTCGGAATCTTATATTCCTCTCCTTTGAAGAAGTTGTAGTGATATTTTTTATTATCCTTGTCAGATAAAAACTTTGCTATTTGATCTGTTGTCTGTATTTCTTTAGTTTTGCTCATCTATAAATTGTCGTATTGTTTTAGGTTTTTTCGATAAGATTTTATCTTCTCCCGTTTTTTCTCCAAGGGGAATCTCTATTTTTTCAGGAATTTTATAATTGAACTCGCGGTATTTCTTTCTTATTTTTTCCAATCCGTAGTCAGACCGAAGCATCGCAAGAGACGGAACTTTATCAATTGTCATACGTTGCCAAAAATCTTGATTTGGGAACATTTTAAGTAGGTCATTGAGCAACTTCATTTCTCGCGCCCAAAACATACGCTTTTGTTTGTCAGGTTCGACTACTAGTTTTTTAATTAAATCTCGCTTGTTGAGTTTTTTCACTCAATCAGTGTAGCTTATTTTATTCAGAATGTCAAGCGAAAAAAGAGTAGTTGGGGCGATGCTTGCGATAGTCTCTATTGTTCATTTTTGGGTCAATGGTAGAGGTTATCTTTTTATTATATATTGCTTCAAGTTGCTGGTTATCACGATCAGGGCACGCTTTATCAATTTGTTCGCTTAGTGTGATAAATTTACTTATTTGATCTTGTGTATAATCATCTTCTTTTTGAAAAATATGTTTTCCGCTGATAGAGGATGGAACTATTAATTCAAAGTGTTTGTTATCGATAGAATGTATTTGTACCGCGAAAAGTTTTTGATTTTTGATCACAAGATTTTCTTCGAGAAGTTCATTCTTTTGATCGATGAGTTGCGCGATTTTGTTTTTAAGTTCTGGATTTGGGTCGGGAATTGGAGTGTTTCGCAACTCTTCGTTTTCTGCTTCAAGTTTTGATACAAGCGCTTCAAGATCAGAGTTTTTGTTTAACAATTCTGCTTTTTCACTTTCGAGCTCTGCAGTTTGAGTTTCTAGATTTTGTTTTTGTGTTTCAAGATTCGCGGTGGTTGACTCAAGATTGATTCGATTTGCGTCAAGATCTTTATTTGTTGATTCAAGGGCTTGTATTTGATTTTTTAATTTTTCAAATTGTTCTATATTTATACATATTTCTGATTTTAACTGTTCTATTTTTTCTTTGTTTTCTTTGTGGTTTCCAAAAACTTGTTTTATTTCGCGCGCGCTTTTTATTGTTTCATCTGCTTTGCTAAGTATTTTATTTTTTTGTATTTTTATTTCTTTTATTTCGTCTTCTGCCGTTTGTTTTTGACTTATTAACTGTTCAAGCTCGGCGGTTATTTCACTCGTATCTTCTTGTTCAAGGAGTTGTTTTTGTGCTTCAAGTTTGAGTTGGCGTAATGTTTCTTTACTGCTGGAAATTTCTTGTTGATATTTTTTAATTTGATTTTCATTGAGTTCAATCATTTTACGATCTTGTTCGATATCTTTTTTGCGTTCTTCGAGATCAAGTTCTTCTTGTTCTATAGCTTTACTTTGCAGTTCCATTTCTGCAATCTTTTCAATTACAATTGTTTCATCTTGCATAGCTTTAGGGAATCGCTTGCTCAAGCTTATGTGTGCAGCAAGAACTAGTAATACAGCTAATGGGTCAAATACAAAAATCAATATAATTATTACCATTCTTACGGCTTTACCGATATCAAATTCCATACCCGTAAAATCTGCAACCAATTCGGCAACGTATTTAATGGGACCAACTTCAGCTTCAAGCTGGCGAGATCCATCATCTAGGTCAAATTTCTCTACTTCTAATGCGTCAATTTTTTCTTGCGAATTCGAGATGTTAGAGTTGTATTTCTCTATTTTTTCTTCTGCATCTTCTGGCTTCTCGAATCCTATGTTTTGATATTCTTGTATGCGTTTACGAATGTCAGATATAAGCGCAGATGTTTCGTTTCTGTATTTTGATATGCGACTCTCGATTTCTTTTTTCTTTATGGCAAGTTCTTCGCGCTCTGCGGCTTGCTCGGTAACTTTGTTTTCTATATCTTTCTTTTTGTTTGAGAATAATCCACCAGGTTTGTTTTGTACTTCGTTTAGTTCTGTGTTGAGTTGATTGATTCTGTCTTGAATTGGCGCGAGCATTTTACTGTCTAGCGCGATATCTTTTTCAAGTTGAGCTGTAAGTTGATCTATTTTCTTTTGTTCGAGATCGATGTTCTCTGCGCTTTTGTCGCTACGGTTTTGGTTTTTATCTTCGCTTTGTTGTATAAGTTCTTTTTGTCGAGCAATGTATTGTTTTTCGCGATCAATCTTAGTTTCGACTTGAGCCACAAGCGCCGCAGCTTTTTCGGCATGCTGCTCGTGTTCGATATGAGACTTGGATAAAAAACCAAAGATTCCCATGCTTGTTATACCCATTAAAACAACGATTGCTCCGAAAAGATATATTCTTAATGTTGTTGGAGCTGTCTTCCAGTTTTTATGTAGCCAAATCGCGGCAACAATTTTACCAATTTCGAGCGCAGCTCCCATTGCAATAACCGCTTCAATTGATCCTGGGAAAATCGTAGCAAGTCCAATAATGCTAAAATATGCCGCAATAACAGAAATACTGAGCGCAGATATTAATGTTAGTATAGCGAAAACCATTTTGTTAATTATCTAA